CAACTGGTGGAATTGAAGATAAAATTTATAGAGCCGTGCAACAAAAAAAAGATTATACAATACAAATATTTAAACGTGATTATGGAAAACAGGATTCAATCAAAAATCATAAAAAAGCTGGAAGCCGAAGGTTATTTTGTTATCAAACTAATCAAAACAAATAAAAACGGAATCCCTGATTTGTTAGCCGTGAAAGGCAATGAATGTAAATTTGTGGAAGTAAAAACACCAACAGGCAAATTGTCTGAATTACAAAAATTACGAATTGAACAACTTAAAAAACTTGGAATCGATGCAACAGTGTGGACAGATTACAATTGCGAATTTTAAATTAAACCTAAATTTTGAAACGCAATTATCAAAGAAAGGCAGACCAATGCGGTTGAGTGGTATTGCATTGCAACGGCAAAAACCTGCCGTGTGGATCAATAAACAATTGATGCACGGAACAATTTACACATTTCGGTATTTAGACAATGACGAATTCATTTCATTTGAATTTGATCCTTATGATAATTTTATCGGAATCGTTTAAATATTTTATACCTTTGCATTTATGATCAAGGCAAAAATATATGTCGAAACCGAATCCGAAATTGAAACACGTGATTTCTATTTTGACATAAATGATGTTAATGGTTGCTACATATACAATGAAGAAACAATGTTCATTTTAATCAATGGATATGATTATTCAATTGTGTTTGATGTGCTAATTTTTAAACAATGCATTGAACATCTTAATAAACGAAAACTTTTTAATCTTAACTAATGGGAAAACATAAATACATAAAATCACCTGATCAAATGTGGGATTTGTTTTTGGAATACAAAAAGGAAACAAAAAGCAATCCAATCCGCATTCACGATTTCAAAGGAAGTTTGGCAAATGAAGTGTTTATTGAGAAAGAAAGACCATTGACCGACAAAGGGTTTTTCAACTTTTGCCGTAGAAACATTTGTTGTGTGCGACAATATTTTGACAATCAGGATAATTTGTATACGGATTATATTGCAATCTGCAAACACATAAGGGAAGAAATTGACCAAGATCAGATTGAAGGCGGTATGGCAGGAATTTACAATCCATCAATAACGCAACGATTGAACAACCTGACTGAACGCACCGACATCACAACCGATGGCAAAGATATCAACACATCAATAATGGTTGAAATTGTAAAACCAAATGAAGGCGACAATAGTATTTGAAAAAATTTGGAATTCAATCAATGCGAAAAATAGTGATGGCACACGGAAATACCGATATATCATAAACACAGGATCATCACGATCATCAAAAACGCATTCAATTATCCAATGCCATTATTTGAAAGCGTGGGAAAAGCCAAGGCGAATTTCCATTTGGCGAGAAACAAAGAAGGACACAAAAGATACGGTATTGGCGGATTTCAAAAAAGCATTGCCATCATTTGACAAACACCAGTTTGTGCAATTCAACAAAACCGAATCTATTTATACATTTCCAAATCAATCAACAGTTGAAATTTGTGGTGGGGATGATGAATCACGTGTACACGGATTTCAAGGTGACATTGCGCATTTCAATGAGCCGTACAATATCAGCCGTGAAACATTTGACCAAATCGATATGCGGACATCGGAATTCGTGATCATTGACTGGAATCCAAAAACAAAACACTGGATTGATGATTTGTCAAAACAGGACAATGCAATTGTGATCCATTCCACATTCAAAGACAATCCATTTTGTCCAGTTGAGCAACGCAACAAAATCCTATCTTATGAGCCAACTGAATATAACATTCACAATGGAACGGCAAATGATTATATGTGGCAGGTTTACGGATTAGGATTGAAAGCGGAACGACCAAACCGAATTTATAAAGATTGGATCAGGTTACCTGCAAACCAATGGAATCAAATTCACTATTCATCTTATTTTGGTTTGGATTTTGGATTGAGTGCGCCTTGTGGATTGGTCGAAATGAAATTTGATGGTGACCGCACATTCTATTTAAAACAACATTTGTATAAACCATTGAATGCAATGGCATCGACATTGTCGGATGAATTTGCCAAATTGGGCATCAGCAAAGTAAAAGAAATAATTTGCGATTCAGGAAATGAATTGAATCAATCCGAAGCGCAAAAGTTGATCAATGCGGGTTACAATATCATAAAAGCCAAAAAAGGAAGTGGATCAGTTGTTGCAGGAATTGAATTGATGCAGAAATACAAAATTGTTGTGACTGATGATTCATTTGAATTGCTGGATGAATATGAAAATTATTGTTGGCGAGTGGCAAAAGGTGTGCAACTGGATGAGCCTGATCCATTGTGTGCGGATCACTTGTTGGATGCATCCAAATATGTTATCAATTGGTTTGGGCGCACCAATTATTTGCATTAAGAAACAAAAATTTTCTTATTTGTAATTATTATAAATAATTTTATTAACTTTGCACATTAAAGTGTATTTATGTTTGATTCTTTATTAGGTCGGTTTGGCTATATAAAAGCCGAACGCAATCGATTGGGTGAATTTTGGTACACAATCGACACCAATGGTTTTGCTGATGATGGTAAGTATTTACAATTGTCATTGACAAATCCTGTATTGATGACCATTATTGCATTGCGATCAAACATTTATTCGCAAATGGAAATAAAGCATTTGAATGCTAATGGTGATATAATTGAAAATTCACCTGTCATTGCATTGCTTAATTCACCAAATTATTTCCAGTCAAAAGAGGATTTCTTTTTTCAGCAAATGTGGTTTATGTCCGCATCGGGAAATAATTACACATACCAACGAAAAGCATTCAACACGGATCAATTGCCAAAGGCATTGTACAACCTTGTTCCTGCTGAAATTGATTTCAATAATTCAAATAAGTTAAGCAAATTTATATTCACCAACAAAGATTTCAATGCTTATGGTGAACGAAAAATAAAATACAAATTGGATGATACATTGATTGAAATACCAATCAATGCAATAATTCCGTTTTATGATCTTGGAAATGGTTTGACAAACAATGCGTTTATGCAATCGCCAAGCCGTGTGCGTGGAATATTGAAACCATTGCAGAACATTGAAGAAAACTTGAAAGCAAAGCACGTAAATTTGCAAATGGCACAAAAATTCATTGGGCGCAATCATTCAACTGGAAATGAAGCGCAAATGCAGGAAGGTGACAAAAATGCAATTGAACGTGTGATTTCATCCAAATCATTGGTTTTGACAAACCGTGCTAATGTGGAAGTGCAACATTTGGTGAACAACTTAAAGAATTTAAGTTTGGATGATCAATTCAGTCAGGATGCATTGAAATGTTTGTTGGCATTCGATATGAACAAAGATGTATTGAATTATTTTGGTGCAGGATCATCAACATTTGAAAACCAAGAAAAAGGCGAATTAAGATATTTGCAAAATTCAATTATTCCAACGGCAAATTCAACAATGAATTCATTTTCGCAACAATTTGGATTGTTTGAAAAAGGTGAACGATTGGTTGCATCATTTGATCACATGAATATAATGCAACCGGTGATCAATGAAAAAATTGACACGTTGAAGAAAATGGAAGAAACAATTAAAATTGCAATGGAAAACGGAACAATGACACAGGCGGAAGCGGTTGAAACCTCCAACAAATTGCGGTCAAAATTAGGGTTGTAATGAAGGAAAAGTTTGATAAATTACAGGATAAAAAAGGATTGAAACCTGAATTGGTGAAATCAATTGCTGATAAAAAGAAAGCGTTTTTAAACGGTAAAACAATAAAGAAATGATTGAAGTAAAAGAATTTCCAAATCGCAGTTTTGAAACACAAGCGGAATTGTTTAAAGAATTGCGAGAAAATAAAAAAACATTGATTTCAATGAAACGTGCAACGGACAAACGTGCCGATTCATTTTGTTTTTACACCACATCGAATTCAGCATATAAGTCAGAAACACAAAAGAATGATGATCCTGCAAACAATGAAATGTTAATGATGGATAATTTAGCCGTGAAATGTGTGATCAACACAACCAATTATTTGGATTCGCACGGTGATGTTCACATCAATGGCATTTGGAACAAATCGATTGCCGATAATAATGGAAAAGGATTTTTGCATTTGCAGGAACACCAACGTGAATTTGACAAAATCATTTCAGATAATGCAACGGCATCAATTCAGACAATTAGTTGGAATCAATTAGGATTGCCTTATGATGGTAACACCGAAGCATTGGTGTTTGATTCATTGATCCAAAAGAAACGCAATGAATTTATGTTGAAACAATATGCAAACGGTTGGGTAAAAAATCATTCAGTTGGAATGCGTTATGTCAAAATAGAATTGGCGATAAATTCGGAGGCGGATTATGATGCTGATGAAAAAGCCGTTTGGGACAAATATTATCCAATCATTGCCAATAAGGAAGTGGCTGATGAACGTGGATATTTTTGGGCGGTTACCGAAGCAAAGATAATTGAAGGTAGTGCGGTTGTGATGGGATCAAATGATGCTACACCAACATTGCCAACAAACGAAAATAAAACAATAGCCGTTGATGACAACACTATTGAAACGGATGTGCCGACAATTGATGTCACACATCAAATTGAGCAATTAAAAGAAATAATTAACAAAATCTAAATTTCAAAAGGATGGAATTAAATGAATTAATCAAAGGTTTTGAAGAAAAAATTGATGCCTTAAAAACCGAAAGCGTTTCGAAAAATGATTTAGAAAACTTAAAATCAGAAATGGAAACAATCAAATCACAAATCACAAATGCGGAAACAATCAATTGATTGACTGCAAAAATGGATGAATTAGCATTGCAAATTGCTGAAAAATCAACTGTTGAAAACAACAGTCCATTTGCTGAATTAGAGCAAGTGCTTATTGAAAAAGGTGATGCAATCAAAAACCAAAAAACACAAGGGAACATTGCAAACGTAACAATCAAAGCGGTTGGTCCAGTATTAACAACAAACGTAACTGCTGGTGCAGGTGGAAATGTTGTTGCAATGACTCAATCAACTGGTGAGTTATATGCTACTGCTGATAATCGTTTATTCGCTGAATCAATTATGAATGCAATGCGTGTTGATCTTGACACTATTACTTACATTGATGAAGTTGAAGGTGAAGGCGGTGCAGGAATGACATCAGAAGGTGGAACAAAATCACAAGGTGATGTTGATTATGTTGAAAGAACGGTTGCATTACAAAATGTAACGCATTTCATCAAAGTATCAACCAAAATGTTACGTCAACCTTCATATATTGTTGATGCAGTACGTTCAAAATTGTTAAGAAAATTACAATTGAAAAAACAAGAGCAATTGTTGAGTGGTGATGGCACTGCACCAGACATCAAAGGAATCAAAGAATGGGCAACCGCTTATGATGGTGCTGATTTTGATGGAAGTGTAGTTGAGCCAAACCTTAATGACTTAATCCGTGTGTGTGTTGCATTGATCTCAAAAGAAGCGGATGATTTCGTTCCTAATTATGTGATCGTATCGCACAAACGTATGGCGGATATGGATTTGAAAAAAGCAACTGATGGTCATTATGTATTGCCTCCATTTTCTTCATTAGACAATAGAGTTGTTGCAAGTGTACGTGTAATTGCATCAAATGAATTTACTGACAATGAATTGTTAGTTGGTGATTTCACAAAAGCAAATTATGTATACAACAGTGACATCCAATTGTCAATCAATTTGGATGGTAATGATTTCATCAAAAATTTACGCACTATATTGGCGGAACAGGCAATTGCATTGTACGTTTCAAGTAATGAGCAAGGCGCATTTGTTTTGGTTGACAATATTGATACTGCATTAACTGATTTAGCAACTGCATAATTATGGTTGTAGTTTTATTGCAAGACATTGGCAGTAAAGCAAAAGGCACAATAATCAACCTTGAATCAACACATGCTTCAAGGTTGATTAAAAATGGAATGGCTGAATTGCCAAACCAAATGCCAGTTGTTGAAACTGCATCAGTTGAAGTTGAAGAAAAACCAAAAAGAAAGCGCAAACCAAAAACACAGGAATAATGTCAATCATTACAATAGAACATTTTAAACAAGCAAATAATTTGTACATTCCAATTGCAACTGATTTTCCTGTTGCAAACACATCGGCAACACCGCCAAATGTGTCGGATGCAATTACAAATTTGATCACAAAGGTTGAGAAAAATGTTTTGTTGAATGCATTGGGATTAAGCGCATACAATGAATTGATCAGCGTTTTGCCTGATATTGATGAGCCGGAAAACGAAAAATGGAAAAAATTAGTTGAAGGTGAAGAATATGATGGCAAATTGTGGAATGGTTTACAATGGGAATTTTCATTGTTGGCTTATGCCGTGAAAATGGAATTTTTATTTTTGAATGCACAAAATTTGCAAGGCATTGGAGTTGTTGAAGCGCAACCACAAAATGGTGTGTTTATGAGTCCGCAATTTGAAATTGCAAATTTGTCAGTTAAGTTTGTCGAAATGTATCAAGGCGATTTCCTTTATCATCCAATTGTTTATGATGATTTCATTGATTGGGCTGGAAGTCGACAAAGCGAAACCGAGCCATCATTGTATGGTTATTTATACGACAAACGTGCGGATTTCGAAAATATTGATTTGAATAAATTTCAGATTTACAAACCATTTAATTCGTTTGGTTTATGATTGTTTTTGAAACGGAATTTGGTCGATTGGTTGATGCATTGCCTTCATTGGTTGATGCAAAAAACAATGAATTTCCAATCAAATATAATTGGGGAAATGCTGATGATTTGTTTGCTTATTTGAAAATGGCAAAGACAAACGCATTTCCATTGATATGGTTGGAAAATGGTGTTGACACACACGATTTGAATGAAGTTAGTGTAATGCGAAATGCACGGATCAATATCATTTCAATTGCGCAAGTCCCTGCCGAATTCAATCCATACCAATATCAATATGATTTCAAAGAAGTTTTGCAACCTATTACAAACAACTTAATATCAGCAATTCGACAAAGTGGCATTTCATTCGTGGATAAGTCGAGAATAAAAACTTCACGTGTGACAAAATTTAGTTTGCAGGAAGTCGATAAAACGATATCTTATGTATGCAATGCCATTATTTTGGAATGCGAAATTAAATTCACAAATACAACAAATTGTTTTAACGTAATAAATTTTTAAAAAATGGCAATATTAACAGGTACAAATTGTACAACCGATCGTTT